CTTCCTTGAGGCTTTGGACCTGCTGAGGGAGGCGGAACTACCGAGGCTTGACCGAACGGCGATGGTCAAGAAGTTGGTGTTCTCAGCGGCAAAGAAGGCTGAGGGTGAGGGGAGAAAGCGGCGATGAGCGAATCTCGTAAATATTCGATCTCTGAAATCAACAGAATGCGCAATGCCATCGCGGGCTGCTATCCATCAGGCGAATCATATCGCGCGTCAGAGCGAAGCGCCGAGGTGGAGGACAGGCTGCGCACTCATATGCAAAACGGCACAGATCCAGAAGAGTTGGAGGCTGCTGCCAACGCGCGGATGGATGCCGACATTGCTTGGCAACAAAAAGAGCAAGAGATCTTGAGACAATACGAGGAATCGCTGCCAAAGCCTCGCGTCATACAGACTGCCGACGATCTACTTGAAGCATGGTTCGAGGAATGCGTAGCAAAATATCATGGGGCCTGCGAAACATCCGACAACCTTTACGACGGGTTCATGGGGATGACTCTCTGCAAATTTGCCAATCAACGCGCTCCTGATGGAGTTCACGTGACGCAGAAGCAAATGGAGAAATTCCTCGACGCAAAAGGGGTTCGTTCTCGTTCTGCGATGTTCAAAAAACGATACGATGGTATTCGACACGTCATGTATGGCAACTACGGGACATGAATGAACGGGATCAGATAGGAGGCTTAGCCGGAATAAGAAATGAGCGATACTTTGCGATATTTGCCGATATTGTCGAAAGTGTTGCATAATTGCACTAGCGCAATTCATTAAAGCCGGTTATCGCGTGTCATCCTGAATTCATTGCCACTGCCGAGCCAAGGTGCTTCGCGGTGGCTTTTTGACTCCCGAGGCTTCTGTGATCTTTCTCATTACACGACCGACGATGGAGCCGACACGCCGCGCTGCGTGATCGGATAATCGTTTATCGGGGTGTAGCTCAGGGCGCAGAGCATCCGGTTTGGGACCGGAGGGTCGCGGGTTCAATTCCTGCCACCCCGACCACTGCTCTCGTAGCTCAGTAGGTAGAGCAGCCGCCTTGTAAGCGGCAGGTCGCAGGTTCGAATCCGTGCCGGGAGCACCATCTATCCAGTTTCTGACGGCGGCGCTGGAGCGAAAGCGCTAATCAGTGGAACGAGAGCCGAGCCGGGTTGTGGGCGGTTAGCTCAGTTGGTTAGAGCGCCACCATCCTGCGGAGGAGGTCGCTGGTTCGAGTCCAGCACCGCCCTTGCTGTTCGGGTAGCCGCGAAAGCGGAGCAAGCAAAACGAGGCGTCAGATCCACGCCTATCGTCCACAGTGCTGGAGTAGCGTCCAGCCCGTCAGAATACCAATCCTGTCCGCAGAGGATCAGGAGACCATCACCGCTCGCAAGACGCACACCGGCACGCTGGGACAAGCCTCTAAACCTGAGAGCCAGAGAGACACGGTTAGCTGATCAGCGGGGATGGACATACTTAGCGGAGATCACATGGAAAAGCTCAAGATCGAAGTCGATACATCCGACATCAAAGAGGCCACGGCGGCCCTGAATCTGCTTGCTCAGGCCGCCGAACGTGCCGAGGCCGCGCTCGTAAAGCTCGGAGTGCGCGGGCATTCGTTTAGCATTGACACGAGCATCATTCCATCTGGCACGGTCACAATGCTTGGCAATGCCGCTGCGAAGTAGGATGCCAGCATGAAGATCAAGGTAGGCGACAGACACGCGCGCCGCGCCAAGATCTATTTCAATGGCACCGAGATCCGAAGCGTTATTGAGGCGGACGAGGAACAGGGCACTATCGTTCGGTTCGTCCGCGACTCCGCCGGTAGGATAATGCGAGACCCAGACAACGAGGGCGATGCGCTCAAGGAAACGCTGAAGGGCGCTGTAAGAATAGAACTACCGGAAGAAGACAAGCGGTAGTGTGGAACTCACCGACCTATGGTTCTGGATTGGTTTCCTTCTAGGAGTAGCAGGGTGCTGGTGGCTGGTCTATTGGCCTTGGACGTGAGGGGATGACGGCTCGTTTCTACGTCTATAGCCTCGATGATCCCAGGTCGGGGCTGCCGTTCTACATCGGCAAGGGTAGGGCCAATCGTGCTTGGCAACACCTCAGCGGCGCAGATCGGATCAACCTCCGCAAGGCGGCCAGGATCGATGAAATCCGGGCGGCTGGTCTTGAGCCCCGCGTTACGATCGTCGCTCGCTATGAGTTCGAAGGCGACGCCTACGACAGAGAGCGCGAACTGATTGCCTCTCATTCCGGCCTGACGAACATTATGGCTGGCCACGGTTGGCGCATAACTCGTGAGGAAGCGGCACGCCGGGAGGCGCAAAGGCAAGAGCGAATTGGCAGAGAACGAGCAGCAAGCGTTCGCGACTATCTCCGCAAGATGCTCAAGCTATGGGATAGCTTCCCGAATGGCGTGACATTCCCAAATTTGAAGAACGGAGACGCGCTAGCTTCCGAATATATTTCGATGGTTAGATCAATCGCTTATCCCGCATCGCCCAATTAAAAAATGGGAATTAAATCGGATAATTGGGTCTAAATGGGCAAGAGAACAGGGAAGCCGAGAGGACGGCCGGTCGGCTCAAAGAGCAAGCGAAGTCAAGAGGTTGCTGACCGCGCGAGGAAAGCCGCAGCAGTGCTGGCTGAGAAGATTCCTGGCTGCTTTGAGGGCGACAGTCACGCTTTGCTCATGGCTGTCTACAAAGACCCGGAAAACCCGCTGTCGATCCGTATCGATGCGGCGAAGGCGGCCATAGGATACGAGAAGCCCCGGCTCCAAGCAATCGAACACACCGGAGCTGACGGCGGCCCGATCGAGGTCGAGGGCGAAGTCATTCACAAGGGCATGACACCGCAACAGGCGGCAGAGGTTTATGCAAGGGCACGCGGCCGAAAGTAACGTCTGGCCGCCAGACTATGTGCAACTCTTTGCCGAACGGATAGCGGCGCTCAACGACATACGTACCAATCCCATTGCGCGGGTCGGCGCCAAAGAATACTACCGCACTCGGCCGATCGAGTTCATTGAGGATTGGTGCGACACCTACGATCCCCGGAACGCGGGCAGCGACAAGCCGGCTCGGATGCCGTTCAAGCTGTTCCGCCGCCAGCGGGATCTGATAGCGTTTCTTCTCGCCTGCCTCAATGGCGACGCCTCCGGGCTTATCGAGAAATGCCGGGACGTTGGCGCGACATGGGTTTGCTGCGCCTTCTCGGTCTGGCTCTGGTTGTTCTGGCCTGGCGTCGCGGTCGGCTGGGGCTCTCGCAAAGAACAGCTAGTCGATAAGCTCGGAGACCCTGACAGCATCTTTGAGAAGATGCGCATGATCGTCAACGGCCTGCCTCAGGAGTTTCTGCCGGCAGGGTTCAGCCCGAACGACCACATGACCTACATGAAGTTCATAAACCCGGAGACTGGCGCGACCATCACCGGAGAGGCGGGCGACAACATCGGCCGCGGTGGACGAAAGCGCATCTACTTCAAAGACGAGAGCGCACATTACGAACGGCCTGAGAAGATCGAGGCCGCGCTAGCCGACAATACCCGCGTCCAGATCGACATTTCCTCGGTCAACGGGATCGGGAACGTGTTCCATCGTCGCCGCGAAAGCGGGATCGAGTGGGAGCCTGGACAGGAAGTCTCGACGCGAAACGTCAATGTGTTCGTCATCGACTGGCGGCATCACCCAGCCAAAGATGAAACATGGTATGAGGACCGCAAAGCAAAGGCCACAAGCGAAGGTCTGCTTCACGTCTTCGCCCAAGAGGTTGACCGCAACTATGCGGCGTCTGTCGAAGGCATCATTATCAAACCCGAATGGGTCCGGGCCTGCGTTGATGCCGATGAAAAGCTCGGCTTCGACGATGCCGGCCGATGGTCTGCGGCGCTCGATGTGGCAGACGAGGGCGGCGATCTCAACGCGCTGACGAAACGCAAGGGCGTCATTCTCAAATATGCTCGCGATTGGGGCGAAGGCGATACGGGCCAAACCGCTCGCACAGCAATAGGCGAGTGCAGCGGGCTCGGAACGATCTATCTGCAATATGACAGCGTCGGCGTCGGCGCCGGTGTCAAAGCGGAGAGCAACCGCCTCAAGGCCGAAGGCAATATGCCGAAAGGACTGAGGCTGGTGCCATGGAATGCGGGTGCCGGCGTGCTCGATCCCGATGAACATTTGATCAAGGGCGATCGCAATTCGCCAACGAATAAGGACTTCTTCGGCAACTTCAAAGCGCAAGCATGGTGGAACCTTGCACTTCGGTGTGAGCGTACTTACCGCGCGGTGACTGAGGGGATCAAATACGATCCGTCCGATCTGATTAGCTTCTCATCCAAAGACCTTGGAACGCCGATGGTGCTGAAGATCGAGAAAGAGCTATGCCAAGCCACGCGGGACAAGAACTCGCGGATGCAGATCATCATCAACAAGAAGCCCGAGGGCACGCGGTCGCCAAACATCGCGGAGTCCATTGTTATGAACTACTTCCCGGCTCCGGCCGGTCCACTGCCTTATGAGGATTGGGTCTAGCCGATGAAATTTACATTTCTCGACTCTCTGACCAACCTTGTGGCGCAGCTAGGCACGTCTAAAGCGAAACTGACAAACGATAAGTTCGTCTACCAGGAAATCGGCGCCGATCAACTATGGGCCATGTACCGGGGCGACTGGTTAGCCCGAAAGATCGTCGATATCCCCGTCTCTGATATGCTCCGCGAGTGGCGGGAATGGCAGGCCGAACCGAACCTGATCGAGGCGATCGAGAAATCCGAGGAACGCTGGCAGGTTCAGGAAGTCGTTTCTCAAGCTAGCCTATATGCGCGGCTATTCGGCGGTTCGGCCATTGTCGTTGGGGTTGATACCGCACGCCCGGATCTGCCACTCAATCCATTGGCGATCTCGCAGGGCTCGCTGAAATATCTCACAGCCTTTGCCCAGCATGACCTGCCGGCCGGTGAGATTGATCGCGACCCTTATAGCCCGAACTTTGGGCGCCCCGCGTATTACCAGCTTTCAACCCTGACCAGTAGCGTCAATATCCACTGGTCGCGTGTGCTTCGGTTCGTCGGCAACAACAGGCTTGATACCAACGCATCGCGAGGCGTCTCTACGTGGGGCGACAGCGTTTTGGCTGCTGCATACGATGCCATCCATCACGCGGCTTTGAGCCAACAGGGAATCGCGGACCTCATTCATGAGGCGAAGGTCGATGTCATTCAGATCCCGGACCTCAACTCTATGGTTGCGGAAGAAGCCGGGCAGAAAAAGCTGCTTGAGCGGTTTGGCGTCGCCAACATGCTCAAATCCAATAACAACATGCTGCTTCTCGGTGATAAGGAGACATGGAACCGCAAGCAGACGAGCTTCGCGTCCATGCCGGAACTCATTGACCGCTTCCTTTCTATCGTCGCCGGCGCCGCAGACATTCCCGCAACTCGCTTACTAAGTCAGTCTCCGGGCGGATTGAACGCCACGGGCAACAGCGACATTCGGAACTATTACGACAGCCTGGCCGGCAAGCGGCGCGATACGATCGAGCCGAACCTCAAGGTTCTGGACCGCATTCTTTGGCTTGATGCCGTAGGAAGAATCCCAAAGGACGCCTATTACGAATGGCGCCCGATGTGGCAGATGACCGAGACCGAGAAGGCCGCCATCGCCTTCCAGAAGGCCCAAGCCACCAACATTTACGCCACCCTCAATATTATGCCAGAAGAAGCTCTGAGGGCAGGCGTGCAGAACCAGCTCATAGAAGACGGAACATATCCGGGCCTGGAGGCAGCCATTGAGGACCTACGATCTCAAG